CTTATTAATACACCACAATATTTTAAAATTTCTAATATAACTTTAGATCTTTCATCAGGTACTAAATCAAAATCAATAGACTCAGTGGCGTCATATAAATAAGAACCATTACCTTGAACTAGATAAGCCCATTTAACAGTACTAGGTAATTGTACCCCTGAAACCTCTAAACTTGCTGGTTGAGGCGCTATGTGTAAGTGTGGAAACAATGTGATAGCATCAGGTCTTGTAACTAATATTTCATCACCTGGGTCTGGAGTGTTTGGCGCATAACTTGTTAAATCAATATCTACAGCAACTTGTAAATTTGGAGGACCTAAAGTCGTTATAGTGTTTACAACCCCGTAGTTTTGATCTTGAGTTTTATTATATATACCATCACCTACTATAATGTCCGTTCCACTAATAAACTGCAAAAAGCTTGGAGCGGCCCAGTTTACAAGCGAATATTGCGCTTCAAAAGATTCTTCTGTATACGTTACGTAAAATATAGGGTAATTGTTTGTTGGTGCTGTGAGTTTAGATGCCGATGTAGTTTTAAACTCTTTAAATGAAAGTCTATCAGCTTCTTTGTTTAGTTGGTTATTATTGTAGTTACAATAAACTGCACCTATTTTAGATATTTGTAAAACATTTGATGGGTAATACCAAGCATTCTGCACAGAATCATAAACAAACTCTGTAGTAGTAAATTTAAAAGGATCTAATCTAGAATCTTGATTATCAAACGAATTATAAAACTCTGTGTTGTTTTGTTGATTAGTTTGATTTTTTCTATTAGCCTGGTCACCATCTGGAAAATATGAGTTAAATATTTCCAACTGCACTTGATTGGCAATATTGTTAAATTCTTGAGGAGTTATATAACCTCTCTGTTCTTTATTTAAAATTAAAAGAACGGTTTGATATACACTATTTACGTTTATTGCCATATTTACTTTAATTATAATACAAGGGGTAGCGTGACACTACCCCTTATATTATCACTTGTTTATATTCTTTTTTCTATAGATTTATAAACTTCTACACCTTCATCAGTTTTAAACCAAGCGGCTAATGCTGAATATGGGTTTTCATCAAACGGTACTGTCATTAATTTTCTATCATTTGAACCCCAGTGGAAAGTTCTTTGATCTTGAGACAATTTGATTATGTTAGCTTCAACAGCTTTGATTCCAAAGTTTCTAAGCCCAACGTTTTCATCGTTAGCAAGATTTAAAAACAATGCAGGTTTTTTCTTAGCAAATATTAATAAATCTCTTTTAATTTCTTTGGATTTCATGTCTGAAACTCTACTACCTTTTTCAACTCTTAATATTGCTTCGGCTTGATCAACATCCATTTCCATAGCATAATTAAGTGCTTGAACTTCTAGTTCTAAAGTATCAAGTTCATCTTCTGCTTCTACAACAGCATCAAATTCATAATATTTTTTACCTTTTAAAGGGTGATATAAACTTAATAGTTTTTGCAAGATTTGATTTTCTTGCGGTACTGAAAGTACACCGTCTCTAAAGGTAATATGTCCTAATGTAGCTTCTCCTTTTTGCTCGTCTACAAAAGGTGAGTTCATATTTGTAGCATACCTTAATTCTCTTTGCTCTTTTTTATCTGGATCAAAGTACAATAAAGGATTTCTACGAGTATGTCTACTAGGTATAGTTAATGTAAGTGGTTGTTTTCTACCTTTAACTAAATATGTTCTAGGTTTAATTTCCCACGAATCAACTACAGGTTTTGTTTGTTTTTTTGGTGGAGCAGTAACAACTTCTGGTTCTTGAACAGCCACCTCTGCGTTTGCTTTTTTAGCCATAATATAATATAATTAAATAATTAATAAGGGTAAGTATTACCCCTGAAATTACATCAGGGGTAAGTCTTACCTATGTATTTATGCTCCTTTGAATAATACGAAGTTATTCGCAGCTTGAACTACTAAACATCTTTCTGACAAGAAGTTTACAGTCATAGCATCTAGATCGCTAGTGAAAGCTCCACCAACTGAACCAGTTAACCAAGACTTCATACGTCTGTCATCAGCTTGAGACGCACGGTATCTTACGTGTAAGAAAGGACGTCTAATGTTAGTACCAAGAATTTGATCATAAACTGTAGAAGTACCAGCTGGTACTAAAACACCTTCAATTGAAGCAGGTCCTGAGATAGCACCACGCGTTGAAGCATCGTTTAAGTATTTCCAGTCAGTTTTATAGAAATCATAAGAACCTCTTCGGAAACCGCTGAAACCTAAGTTCAATGCCATTTCTTCTGAGTTTTCAAATAATCCAAAAGCAGTACCTCCATTGTTACCAGCTGAAATTCCAGCTAGCATATCATCAAAATCAAGGTTAGTATTTCTATTCAAGAATAACATGTTTTCTTCAATAGCTCCTTGAGTATCTAAGTTTCTAAGAATATCATCAAAGTCACCGATACCAGTAGCAGCTGAGAATCCAACTTGTACATTACCTCTGTCTTCAATAGCAGCAAATAAACCTTCTGTACCAGTTACACCAGCAATAGTAGAAGTAGCACCTACTTGCTCACCTTCAACAACTGACATTTCTAGGTAGTCTTCAAAACGTAGTCTTGTTTCAGACTCAGCTTTTAGATACCATAAATATCCAGATGTTCCATCTTCAGTAGCAACTTCTACCCAACCGATTTGAGCTGTGTCAGAACCATTGATTGAATATTGGCTACGAATAATGATAGGTTTGTTAGAGAATTGTGTAAAGTCAGGAGTGATAGTAGCGATAGGATAATCGTTTCCAGCAACTGTAACTGCGTTAGCAGATGGAGCAATTGTAGTATTAGTTCCTTTTGGATATTCAGAACCATAAACGAAGATCTTTACGTTACCAACAAGTCCTTCAGTAGCTAAATCAAGTGAACCGTAAGGTCGCACGGTAAGTACACCAGTACCACCACCAGCAGCAGTTCTTAAGTCAGAGTCAATAACTAAACACTTTGATTCGTTGCCAAAGTCATCTAACACAACGATAGTTTGTTGTGGAGAGATTACGTTGCTTACATCTGCAGCCACAGGAATAGTAATAGTGTTTCCAGCACCACTTTGCGCACAGTTATCATAAGCTACATGTAGTCTGTTTTGTTCAGACCAAATTACTTGATCAGACGTCATCGGTAGTTCAGCACCAACCATACGTAAGAATCCAGATAAAGTTCTATTACCATATCTTTCAACTTCCTGCTCATAAAGCTCAGGTAAATATTGTTGGGCAAAGTTACCACCGGCAGCGCCGTCAAATGTTAAATAGTTGCTCGCAAGAGTTTGTTGCAATTGCGATGGAACTATTGTACCAAATGTTGGGTTTAAAGCCATAATTTGAAATTTTTAATTAGTTAAATTTTTTCTTTTTTATTTTTAGTTTAGACGAATCTAAGCCACTAATTGATCTTACTTTCAAACCATTGATAAATACGTTTCCATCGGCAACTTGCCTAGGTTTATCTGTCAAGTTTTTAGAAGAATCAACAACACCTTTTATGCCGTCAGCTCTTCCTTGTTCGTAAAAATGATTAGCGATTTTATCCGCATTCATTGCAGCATAAAGTGCTTTGTGATAACCAGCTGGATCAACAACTCTACCTTCTTTATCTAAAAATTTATTAATAAAATTAGATATATCAGTTTGTGCTTCACCAACTTGTTGAGGGTTTGCTATTTGGTATCTAAACTTTTTTTGTCCTAAATCAAAATCAAAACCTTTGAATTGATCATTAAACAATTGATTAGTACTGTTTTTAAAATCCTCTTGTTGTCTACTAGCTAACTCTTGCTGCTCATTGTATCTATTGAAAAAGTCCATAGCTTTTTGCTGCTCTTGAGTAACACCAGGTCTCAACTTGATTTCCTGATAATATTTATCCTTCATAGCATCAAGCTCTTTACGGGCTTTTGCAACTTCTTCTTTGAAGGCCAATTGTTTCTTTTTTATATCTCTTGGCTCATCAATTTCCTCATCATATTTGAATTGATCTTCCATAAGGAAGTTAATCTCTTCACTGTTTAAATGAGGTTTAGTTTGTTTGTAATACTCACTAAGCAAAACTTGCTCATCTACTTTTGAATAATCATGATTAAGTCTTACATAGTCTTCTATTGTACCACCTGTTTCATTCATAAAATCTACAAGTGACTGTATATTTTCAGGTAATGGTTTACCTTGTTTTACTTGTTCTTTAACAGCTTCTTCTGCCTCTTCGTAAAGCTCCATGGTTTTTTCATCAAGCTCTTCTTCAGTTATTTCTTGTAAAGGACTATCTAATTTTTTTTCGGTGTCCCGTACTTCTTCAACCACTTTTTGGCTGTCGCCACTGTCTTTGGACTCTTCGACAGCAACATTGCTATCATTTGTCTCTTGTGTTTGAACGGCATCTTCTTCTTTTTTCTCTGTTAAATCTACTTTTACTACGTCAGGCACAACTTCACCTTGTGCCTCTGGTTTTGTTAAGTCAACCTTTACAGGTTCATTTACTGAACTATTAACCAGTTTTTTAGGTTTTGTTTTCTTACCTTTTAAAGAAAACTCACCCTCTTGCTTGACCTCTACGGCCGCGTTTTGTTCTGCCATAATATAATATTATAAAATTAAAAAAATTATTTAGGACCAAAGGCTTCTAGCCCAAAATCTCCTAAGCTATCATTAGTTGACTCAAAATCAATAGGAGTACCATCATTGTTCCTTTGTTGAATCAGCTGTGATTGTTGAGTACCTTCCATACGTACTCTTTTGTCTTTACGATCTTCTATTTCTTTTTCTTTATCACCTTCAGCTTGAGCTCGTGCTCTAGCCAACTGCATGTTATACTCAAACTCTTGTGCCATCAACGTTTGCTTTATTTGTGCTTCAGTTTGCATACGTTGCATTTCAAACTGTGACTTAGCTTGCTCTATTTGCATTTTTTGTTCTGTAAGAACTTGTTGCTTTTGTGTTTCAGCCATCGCAGTTTGCTCTGCCAACTGAGCGTTTGCTTGTGCTTGCGCTTGCATATTAGCTTGAGCTGTAGCTTGATCTCTTTCAGCTTTTAATCTACGTTTTTGTTTTAGCATTTGATTAGCTAATTTTAAATTACGTATCTGTCTAAGATCAATGGCGTCTTCTAAATCAATACCACCTGATTGTAAAGCAACTTGTATGTTTTGTTCTAACTGTTGCTTTTCTTCTTCATCTGGTTCTAAATCTAAGAATATACCAAAGTCATGTAAATTTAAATTAGAAATTTCTTCTAAAGTTCTTACATTAAATGTTGATATGCTTTCTATTAGTGCATTAGCTGTTAATGGAAAGTTTAATACATCAACTATTTTCTTAGAAATATTTTCACACAATCTCAATGTTAAATATAAACTAGCATTATTAATATGCTTAGTTGCTATATTTGATTGTTGAGCTGCTATTTTTTGTAAACCTACTAGTGTATCTTTGTCTGGTAACGTACCATCTCTAGCTTCATTAAGCCCTGTTACGTCACGTATCATTTGTATATAATAATTATACGTGTTTACAAGTGCACCGATTTTAGCTTGACCAGCTGACGTTGATAACTCTTGTACAGGAACTTTGCCAGCATTCATACCACCTTCTTGAGTTAACGATCTACCTACTACAGAACCAGTTTGAAAATACATGTTTAATGCTTCAGCTGGATTATAGTTTGTACCATTACCAAGATCAACCTCTGCAAGACCGTCCATGTCTAAGAACACACCATCAGGTACCATACGTGATATAACTTGCTGTAATTTTAAATGTGTTAACTGAACCATATCGGCAAAGCCCATAGTCTTTGTAACAAGTGATTCAATTCTACCTTTATACATACGAGGTGCACATATAGCATAGTTCATTTCTACTTTAGTGGTGTCTGACATAGGTCTTGTCATGTTCTCTGCCAT